TTCCTTGCCTTTGAACGTTTAACAAAATCTGGATGCCAATATTTAACTTGGAACCGCTCGCAGCCGTCGCCGTAACATTTAATTTTGACGAGTAAATCAGCGTCCCATTCACTTAAAAGTTCTGTTTTTTTCTCGGTGGCTTCACAATATGTGCCAAAAATACCTGCACGTTTCCAGACTTTTGGCACAACTTGTGTTGGCGTTTCCTCGGACATCAATTTTCTCCATCTTCGTAAAATTCAGAAGCATGCCCCTCACGCTTATCAAATTTGTTAATAACATGTTCATTCATTATATCGTGCACTCTTGTTCTAAATTGTTCGTCTTCCATTCGAGCCACCCATTCTGAGGCTCTAAACTTGGATCCAAGCGGTTCAGCATCGTCGCCAAGGAGAGTAAACCATGCGCCTGTGCGAACCAAGCTATCAGAACCAGAAATAGCATCAAACAAGCTTGAATCATCTTGAATGCCAATTTCCTCAGTTCCCCAAAGAATCTTAAAATTACACTGCCTTCCTTGAGTGCCGAATCGGCTCTTTTCGATCTTCACCTTCACTTCCGAACCGATTCTGAAACCGTTTTCGTCTTCAACAAAAGAAGCCTTGGCTTTCCTCCCTTTTAACCAAACTCGCAAAGAATAAGCATAAATCAAAGCCTTGCCTCCGGGAGTGACATATGGGGTGGTTAGCGCTTCAGAGGGTGAGCGAGTAATGTTCGTTTTCAGTTGATTGAGGACTAAAAAAGTGGATTGCGAATTAGCAATAGGAACAGTCAGTTTGGACATTCCCTTTGCAAGGATCCGTGCCTTCACTGCCATTGAAGACTGAGGATTGAAATCGCCTTCAATATCAGAAATGGCAGGAGTCAGAGCAAGAGAGTCCCAAATAAATAACATGCGGTTATCGTTATTTGCAAGAAGATCCTCGATTGTTTCTAAAACGAATTCAACCGATGCTGCTTGAACATAAAGAAGAGCCCCCAAGTCGCAACCCGCTCTTTCAAGAAATGTCGGATCAATTGCGGACTCTGAATCAAAGTAGATTACATCGATTCCCATCTTTTGAGCATTGGCGGCAATTTGGGCTGCCATATAAGATTTTCCGGTTGCCTCTAAACCAGCAACTTCAGAGATTTTGCCAACAGGAATTCCTGCTAACTTGCCTCTGCAAATGATTGAATCAAGCCAGCGTGAGCCAGTTGGGATCCAATCTTTAACTTGTGTTGGGTTCTCTTCTGTTAAATTATGAGCAACATTAACACCAGCTTTCTTATTTATTAAGGCACGCATATCTGACAGACTTAGTTTGCCGGCTTTGGCGCTTTTAGTTCTTGCCATTCTCATTAACACTCCATTGAAAAAGGGGGGTGAGGCACCTGATTACCCTGTGCCTCCCTGTGGGGGCGCAATTAGGCGCCGCCCATCAACTCATTGAAGGCAGCATCGACAGAGGATGCTGTATCCGGGGTTGGGGGGTTTGTGGCTTTGGCTCTAGTTTCTTCGCTAGTGCCTTCCTCGCCAAGAAGATAGGCATCCAAAAGTGTGCCCACATCTTCTGATGTTTTGCGCTCAAACAGTGAGTCGAAGTCAGGAATGTTTTCAAGCAATTCCGCGCATCGATCATCACCGCCCACGGCATCGTCACATAAAACAGATGAACGACGACGTGGAGTTAGTTTGGTTACCGGGAAACTTGCTCCCTGGGGCTTGCCATAATGCAGAACAAGATCCGTTCCCGATTCGGTGTCTGTAATATCACCGTATTCCGGATTCAGGACAAGGTTAAGCAACTGTTCGTAAACAGTTTTGCCATAACCCCAAATTCGGACACCCTTTTCCTCCTCACCACGAACAAGAACGGGAGAGAAAAAGCGTTGACGCGCCATCAATGACTTCGCCATCTTAATGCTGTCTTCAGTGCCCTCATTAAAAAGCTTGCGAACGAATTCATCAAGTGGATCGTCTTCTCCAAAGTTCTTCTTTGGACTAAGAAATCCTGGATTGTTCCCCACATTATAGTGGAACCAGTAATCCTTGAAAGGATCTCCATCCGAGGTGGGAACGATACGAATAGTCTGCTCCCCGTCCTGAGGGCGCCAGAATAAATCACGGTTCCCTCCTCGTCCATGGAGCGCTGCTTTGCGCTCCTTCATTTTATCAATATTAAGTGCCATTTTTCATTTTCTCCTTATAGTTTGTAATGTTTGTGGCATTCGCCTAGAGTCAAGACGACAAATCTTTCGTCCTGCTAAGATCTATTATAACATACCTTTCCAGTTTAATCAAAGAAGCTATGTTCGATTGGGACAGAAAAGTAAAATCCATTTTCCATAACGCAGCGGCAATCACCATCGGAATTCAGTGAATCCCATTCCGCGCCCATAATTGAGCAAGATAATTCACAATGCCCGATTGTCCTGCCAAATTCGATTCCGCGTTGGAGCACAAACCAGGATAATGCTGTGCCGGTGGCGATGCACGCCAATAGCGTGAGAGCCCTTTTCCAATAGCCCTTTGCCCACCTTAATGCTTTAGTTAACAAAATTTCTCCTTAATTGTTAGTTTCTGAAGTCCTGGCTAAAACATAGCCATAGTTTTCTTTGTAAGATGTTGAGTGAATCTCGAAACTTGTGCTTATCTTTTCTTCGTCTGTGTTTTTTGCGATATCTTCGGTTAAGCGGCGAAGCAGACTGCCATCTGTCTCTAAAGTTTTTTGGTTGATAGCATAATAATAACTCTTTTCTGAAGTGCTGTCAAGTGAAAAAAACAATTTTTCTTTCCCTGTTTTAAAATCAAAGATTCCAAAAGTGCTTATTCGGTTAATCTCTTTACTTATGTGCGGGGTAGAATAAACAGAATCCAAATGTTGATAAACATTTATCATATGCATTGTTGAGACTATCAATTCATTAATTTTGTCAAAATACCCTATAACTGGAATTTCTCCCAAAATCTTTTCGATCTCTTTGTTGTCTATAATATACAACTGGTTAAAGACGCCTGAACGGGCATATTCTTGAAAAACATTTCTTATAGTTCGTTCTTGCAATAAATTGACTTCTCCCAAAAACTTCAAATCTGGCTTAATATATAAAACATTAATATTCTTCGCTTTTGTCTGCTCCAGAATTCTCAGTGATGCGCCCGAAATCGTGCCGCCGCCACAAACAATAAATAGAATGTCTTTTGTTGCTCCTTTAAAAAACCTCTTTAAAGATGGCACTTTTTTTTCATATTCTTCCGCAGTTTTGCGTTTCGGCAATACAAGTGAGCGAGTGTCTTTCTCGATATCTTCACTGTCGATCTTGAAAACAGCATACTGTTCGTAAAAAGCAAATTTATCCGCTATTTTGCAACCGGCGGATCCGAGTCCGATTATAGTGTCCATTCGATCCCCTTCATTTCACCATAGGATTTTCCAGCACTCAAGTTAACCTTAAAGGCGCCGAAAGGAGTCTCCGCAAACTGCTCCAACAGCCCACCTATAAGTTCTCTGTCCGAATCGTCAAAATCTATAACAATACTATCATGAAGCGTGAAAGAAATAAAAGACTTTTTGCCCTTTAGACTCTTGGCGATCGCAAATGCGTTTGAAAGCACCAGATCCGAGGCTGTGCTTTGAACTATGTAATTCAATGCATGATGTCTGTCTGCTTCGATTTGTCGTCCATAAGGCGTCTTCACTCGGACTCCGTCCCAATACTCTTCTAACACTTTATCACGATCGTAAAAACGATTTGACAAATGATCTTTAGATTGAGGGTTATACAACCAAGCAAAAATTCTCTTTTTGGCGTCGTCTCTGGAGCCGGAACCATGATAAAGGTTGTCGGCATTCCACTGATGCAGATCCTGTTCGGGCTGGGCATTTCCGCTTAATCCTAAAAGCACGCGTAGTTCTGCTGCATTATAGTCAAATTCCACAAAATAATCATTTTTAGGTTTGAGTATTTTACGGAATTCCGAGTCCAATGTCATTATAGGGAAAAACCCTTTATTCACTGTCAGCCTTCCTGTCTTTGTTCCGAACATATTATAGCAAATATATGGTTTAACATATTTTGACTTTTTTATAAAATTCCTGGCCTTTATTTGATGCGCATCAGAAGCTAGTTCAGAATAGTCGATTTTAAGTTGTTGATGCCTCACGTCATATGCAAATTTTACAAGTTGTCGAAGAAAATCATAATTGTCAGGAATCTCATAGTTGTCGATCACATATTTAGTTATCCTGTTCTTCATCTCACAATATTCTAACAAAAATCTCTCAGGAACCAAGTCATAAAAACAGTGTTTATCCAGAGAAATTTTAGCTGTGGCAAATGACTTATAAAATGCCATTAATCTACCGCTTATGCCCTCCCAACGGTATCTCAATAAATCCGGACAACTCTCTGTCAACGATTTTCCGCCGCACAAGAGAGAGGCAATAATGGCATCAGAACCGTCCAATGCTGGACTATAATTCCATGTTGATTTCACGGAGGAAAAGTCATATTCGTCGCAGTCATATAGGAGTCTGCCATTAGAATATATTCCTGCGCAATGTATTTTGTCATCTAATGTCTGGATGATCACGTAACTTCCGTTGGTTATCTGCAAGATTCGACAGATTCTATTTCCGTGATGAAAATGTTATAGGAGTCCAAAGGGAATCGAAATTGTCTTATCTTCTCATCAATATAACTTGCTGCGGTGGAGATGTCAATAGAAGATTTCAGGTTTATAGCATTTTTTATGATCTTTTTGATGTCGGCATCTGCCAAGGGGCAATCAAGCTCAAAGTTCGCGACTCTTGCATAAACCCCAAGCCAATAAGGATCATCATACTTTTTCATCATCTCGTTAGTCGTCAATGTCTCACGTCTCACCAACTCTGTTGACGAAAAGCGTCTTTTTGTCATGGAATCGCCAGATTCCCCACCAAAGAGAGAACCTATATCTATAGTATTGTTAGGCATTTCGGCACTATTCGCTTGAATAGAATAGCGATTTGCTTGACCATACCCACCCCCTTTAGAGACGATTTTTGCGGGAATTTGAGCAACATAATTGTTGTAAAACTGTGAAAGGTATATTTTAACCAAATCATAGTCGTAATTTGAAGCTTTATAAAAATGCTTATCGAATATGTCCTCAAATGTAACGCCATATCGCTTCATATATGTTTGCATTGGTTGCGAACCAATATCTGCAATTACCCGGCCGGGATAGTTTATGTCCGCCATGAAACCAAACTTTTTAAGCGAATTCATATAGAAAGAAAAATTGGGATTTTCCATATATGTCATGTTCTTTTTGCTGTCGTTGCCATAATCCATTCCCGGTGCTATCTCTATTGACATGCCAGAGATAGAAATAGGACAAAAGTTCGACAAAATATATGAGGATCTTGTTAGTTTCAAATTTTTCCCTCTTGCAAGAAACAACTCCTCTGTCAATTTCATAAATTGCGCAAAGTTAACAGGACGAGTATTAGATGCCCCCCTAAATTCACTTGGCTTTTCCATATAAGAATTTACAAGAGCATCATAAAGCGCTTCGACGTTTTGTCCATATCTAATATGAACGCTTTCCCAGCCTTTTGCGGGAATAATATTGGACAACTCTTTATTGCTATTTAAAACCCCTAATTGTGATGCCTGAGCAACGTGCCTCTGCAAGTCGTGGAAAGCATCTGCAACGAAGTTTAAAGCGAACGCTTGTTTATAAGAGCTATTACCGTTTCTGTCCAAGGGCTTTAAGAACTTTTCTGAAGGGTAAATTATATTTCCTTTAAAATCGACTTTTCCATAGAACTGTCTGACGGATCCGTCAAAAAAGTTGCTATATGTGTCTGTCGGAACAACAGTGTCCATATAGAGCTTGCGCAATTTATAAATCGTTCGGGCGCCTGCTTTTCTGTTTAAGCCGTATCTTGTGAGAAAGTTATCTGCCATTGTTAGTCACCAATATTTGCTATTGCACGTTCGATGGCGGAAGAACCTTCCACTAAATCGCCTGCCTCATTGTAAACACTCGTCTCGCCATTGGAAGTGATGGATAGGTTGCCGGTGTCGTCGCCCCATGTTTGCGATATACTTGCATTCTCGGCGAAATATGTTTGATTTCGCACAAGACTAGATATATCTTGATTTATTAATGTTATGTCTCTGCTATGATCAGCACCATATTCTTGCTCGTTCACCGCATATTCCTCTGCCTGAGCTTGAAGTTCTGCCAATCTTGCAGAAGGGACAAAACATGCCTTTGGGCGACTTTGCCCACTAAGAACTCTTTTGCTTGTTTCTCCAAAATTCTGCCATCGAGTTTCCAAAGTTGTTTCCCAACTTATTGTGTCTGCAAGCCTCAAGACGTTAGAGATCCTTAAAACAAGATGATATCCGCCTAAACCAAGAGCGCGGGCATGTGACTCTTTATCTGTCACATAACCTAAATCGAGAGGGAGCGGATCGATATAAAGTAAAGAACCGGGTTTGTAAATAACATTTCCGTGCATTCGAATATTGGAGTTATACATATCTCTTAAAATATAAAGAGTATTGTTCCCCTGATCTTGGAATAGCCTCGCCTCTCTTAGGCCGGGAAGATCCTCTCTCATAAAAGAAATAGATTTAATAAATCCAGTGGTGGATTCTCCAAATATCAAATGATATATATTTTCGCGCTCATCTGCAAGCATATTGCCATTTCTGGAATTGGTGGCGGCATCAACTTCCAACTGGTGTAAGATCGTCACTTCAAAAGTTTGCGGGTTGGCGGAGTCGACATGAAGCCCATTTGTTAAGTTTATTAATTGAGAAATCGTAAGTTCCGTTCTTTGCTCGAAAACGGGTGGACGGAGTTTTCCCGTCGCGGCAGACAAGCTTTCTTTGATATCGCTGATTGCTTCTCCGAAGGATGCCTGCCCATCTTCGATCGCAAATCCAGAAGCAGCGAGTGCTTCCGCACCCTCGTCGGGTAACGAATCCACAAGATCTGAGAAAAAAGATGTGAACGTGGTGGCGCGGGCTGTATTTTCCGCAATTTCCTCCTGTTCGTCTGATGGGACATCTATATTTTCACTTTGAATTTGCGCAAGACTCTGACGTTGGGCTTCTCTTTCGTCTTGTCGCTGTTGTTCGTCTTGAACTAAGTTCTCTCCCGTTTGTGTATTGCCCTCAATTTGCTCATTTTGTTCTTTTTCGGATGCGCGGGCAGCGATCTCTCCAGCATTTGCGGCGGTGGCCCAGGAGGATACATTAGTTAATGTATCCCATTTTCCAGGCATGGAAAAGGAGTTTAGCGAGATTCTTGGAGCGGGATCCTCATCAAAATCAACACAATTGGAGCCAAGAGCGGGCGCAAGCAAGTCTGTGACTATTGATTCTAAAAAGTGCCTCAGATAAAAGGTTGTTCGCATTGGAGACACAACTTTCTTAAACCACCAGGAGCGAAAAGTTTCAAGGCTAATTGGGATATCCGCAAGATTGATCTCCACACGAGCACTGTCTTGGTTTGCTCCCGGATTCCGATAGATGAGATTGGAAAGTAAAAAGTCTCCATATCTCTTAATTGTATCTTGAGCACCTTTGCCCAAACCGGATGAGCCAACATTGGCAAAAAATGGAACAGCATATTGGGTTCTATGAAGATAGTCCGAAGTATATCCCGGGAGCCCGCCATCATCAGCAGCTTTGGGCCCGGTGGGAGACGAGATAAAGCCATTATTTTGAGCGACAAGTTCTAAAGCGGCTTCTATAATATCTCCCAAATAACAAAACAATATTACCGTCTCATCTTCTCCAAGGGCAGTGTCTTCTATATTAGCAGAAGTTCCAATAGAAGAATAGGTAAACACCCCTGTCTTCGAAGCTTGAGAATATAATTGTTCTAATTGTTCGTTTCTTAAACCTCCTTCAAAAATCTCCGGATCTGTTAAGATGCCTGCTGCTTCAGCATTGTCAGAGATTTCGATATCTTCAGCTTCTATCACATTATTATATTGTTCGGCATGTTCTCTTCGCTGTGTTGCAGCGCCGAAAGCGATCTGCGCGTTCCTAAAGTCAGCGATATTGCGCACGGAATTCTCTTCAAATCCCCCGCTCTGGAATACTGCTGGGCCCTGGAGAAATTCTTTATTAACTTTTATCCCATATATACGAGATTTATATTGAAATGCCTCGCTGCCTCGCGCAAAACCTAACCAAAGTTGATTTAGCAATCTTCGGGCTCCTTCAACGCGAGATCGGCGAACAGCAGTTTCTAACTCTTGGATATCATTTTGAAGAATTTGTTTACACCGATCGCGAGCCTGATTGTGCTCTTTTGCTTGCTGAATCTCAAATTCTCTTTGCAGATATCTGCTATATTCCAATGTCCGTCTTCCTGATGGCCGGCCAGGATTTGGAATAGGATCCGGAACTGTCATGGGCTCAATTGTCATGGCGGCGTCTCTAATGCTCTTAATTTCATCGCCAAAAGCAGCAATCTTGGCGGCGACTGTC